TTAAATTATTGGCAAATAGTCATCGTGACTTTGCAGCACTTCATGAGTTACAACGCCCACCACCGCAATATCCTCCAACAAGTCATCCATCAGGAACGCGCCATCATCGGTAATGATTCGTCGCGGCTGAATCATGATCATCGCCCACTCATACATGCCCGACATATCAATCAGCACGCTATCACCATTGACCGGGTAACGCTGCTTATCGACTATGCACCTGCGGCCGTGCAGCTCAACCATGCAACTGGTATTACTGGCAGGAAAGATGTGCTGCAGAGGTTGAAGCAGAAACGTCACTTCGCCACTGGCAGGTCCGACAGTCTGGTTGTGTATGCCGGCGACAACATTTCGCGCTTCATCTCCCAGGATTTCTGAATACCCTGCCCTGCAAACCATAATTTACCTTTCCCGCTCTGGTTGAGGCCGTCAACTACACGCATCAGTGATTCGCTGTTGGCCTGTGGTTTGAATTCGTCAAAGAGATTGAGCTGAGACACGCCTTGGCTGTAAAAGTCGCCCAGCATCACGCCTGCTTTCATATACCGGCACCCGTCGCGCCATATGTGGTCGAGTCCCTGCATTGCAACGCGGATGATGTCGCGAGTATCATTTGTTGGAGTGCGCAGCTTGCCCATTGCCTGATTACCGTAGAAAACCTCGCCTTCAGCGTGCGGACTGGTCCTGACGAACACCGCCACCTGGCTGCAATACTGGCGCTCTCTCCTCAATTTCTCCGCAGCGCGTTCTGCATACGAGCAAACTGCCTGCCGTATGTCTTCGTATTCAGTGATGCGCGAACCAAAGGAACGGGAGCAGACAATCTGCTGCTTAGTAGGTGCGAACTCTTCCAATTCAAGACATGGCTCGCCGCGCAGCTCTCTCACGGTGCGCTCCAGTACGACGTTGAAGTGCTTTCGGATTATGTAAGTGCTCTGCTCTGACAGGTCTTTCGCGGTAATGATGCCCATTGCGTTCAGCTTCTTGGGCCAACACCCCACACCTCTTCTACCGGTACCAGCGCCATCAGCTTGCGCTGACGATCGACATTCGACAGGTCAACGACCCCGCCGGTCTGCGTCCACTTTTTGGCAGCGTAATTGGCGAGCTTAGCCAGCGTCTTGGTTTGCGCTATGCCGACCCCCACGGTCAGGTGAGTATTACGTTTTACTGTCTCGCGCACCTCACGCCCGAAATCTTCCAGCACCCGGCAATTGCGAACGCCGGTCAGGTCCATAAACGCTTCGTCGATTGAATAGACCTCGACTGACGGCGCCATTTGCTCCAGCGTTGTCATTACCCGGTTCGACATGTCGGCGTACAGCGCATAGTTGCTGCTGAACACGTGAATCTTGTGTCGCCTGATATCGTCCTTTAGCTTGAAGTAAGGCGCTCCCATTGGGATTTTCAATGCTTTCACTTCGGCGCTGCGGGCGATCACACAGCCGTCATTGTTACTAAGAACGAGCACTGGCTTGCCGCGCAGATCAGGTCGAAACACTGTCTCGCAGCTGGCGTAAAATGAGTTCACGTCAACGAGGGCAAACATCACATGCCGCCATTTGGGTTGAACACCTGAAACGTGCGCTCCTCACCTTCCACTGTCGAAATGTCGCGGAATACCGATTTATGCGCCTCGATCCACTGGTTAGCCTCGCGTGGCGTGTAATGCCAGTTGAGTCGCTCAAGCTCGCTAACGAAGTCGAGTGTTCTGACGGTGTAGCAGCCAGCGGCATCACGTTTAATGGCAAATCTGAAAGCGTCTTTGATTTCGTAGTCGCGGGGCATGGTCATCTCCCTCCCTGATGGATACTGTATATAAATACAGTAATATCGATCAATGGGATGGATCAAGTGGATTGATGGTGGTTTTCGGGAAGGGATTGGTGCGTAAAGGAATTTAGGTGGGCGCGCACCGAGTGAGTGACTAATCTTTAATCACCCACCCCGCAGTCTGCATGAAGATGGACGCGGTTTAAGCTGCCCCGTCTCCGGGGCTTTCTTTAATACTTAAAGGCATGACTCAATAATGGCTATTCGCTTCGACTTACCATCCATTGCGTCTAATGAGCCTCGCAAAGAATAGTAATTGATTCTGGTCAATCCGTTATCGCTGAATACATCAGCATTGTCAGTAGTTGAGACGACGCTATGATATTTTCCTATCTGCTGTTGAGTAATCTGCATTAAAAGTGGTTGGCGCTGCCATCCCGCCAGAATGCATTGCTGAGTATCCTCAACACCTTTTTTAGTGGAGAAAGAGGCTTGAACATCCTGATTCTCACGATAGGCGTAAGGGTTAACACAACCAGCTAAAACTAAAGAAACTAATAGTATGATGACTTTCCGCATTTAAATATCTCATGAATTTATTTCTGTGCATGTTAGCAGATAAGCAAAGCTCGCGATTAGCTTCAGCTCGACTATTGAAGTCACACCACATCCTGCCGATTTCAAGCAGTCCCGTCGCCGGTTTTTTTTCACGACCCAATCTCTTCTGAGCTATCATGCTCATTATCTGCTGCCACCTCTCCGACTAATGGCGTGGTAGGAGGATTAAGCAAGGCCCATTCCATTTTCATGTCAGTGTTGTTGGCATCAGCCGTCGATGTATTAATCGCTGCTATAAGATTACTTAATTTCTCTTTTGCTGTTTCAGGGCTGGTCAGCATTTCCATCATCAGCGGAATAAGCTCTTTGATTGCCTCGGTATGAAGACCCGAAATTGCGCTGTAATCCAGTGAGAGGGTTTCCTTGAGGATAGTGCCATCTTCCAGGACAACTGGATCAGTATTAGTTGTTATAGCCTCAGGCATGAACTTTTGTACGTCCTGCGCGATTATTCCGGCCTTTTTTGCCCCCTGAAGGTTGTAACTCATTCCGCGTGTTGTGACTGTGTTAATCAAGGCACTGGTTAAAAATTTCTTGTTGAACTTCAGATTGCTATCAGATGTGTTATTGAATGTTGTTGCATAGGCATATCCGTTACTTTGGACACGAAACGTCTCAGAGTTGCTCTGAACAATCTGAAAACAATGATAAGAACCAGTAACAAGATAATATCGGAGAGTCACATCCCATGGAGTGCTTGACCCTGCCATTCTTGCGCCTACGCAGTTTACATTACCACTACTTTCTGTCTGAGGTGCCGTGTTGTAGTAATATGAACCTACAAGAGTTTGTTGGATCATTCCCGCGATATTTACTGCAGAACTTATAGAACCGCCTGATTTATTGTTTACAGTATTAAGGCGAGAATCATTGCCCTGCGCAACAGTACCTGCAGTTGAGCCATAAGCCACGCCGAGGTTATTCCGTGAAGCTGATTTGTCAGTCAATGAGGCTAAGTTGTCCGATTTAGTTAGCATGCTGCCGAATTGAGTGGACATATATCCCCAACTGGGCCCAGTGAACTGAGTGCGATCAGGTCGTGTGACAGTTATTGACTGGTCGCTACTATAAATCTTTTGCCAGTTTTGAAAGTCAAGAATACGTCCACGCGCCACCTGTGCAAAATCATTCAGTATCTTTTGGGTGATGGCGACCTGAAGTGATGCAGGCACAGCATTCCACGCAAGACCGGTTGTTGTTGGACCGTCAAAAGCCACAGTCAGCATAAACTGTGTATTGGAGGTGATATTTGAGGCAACCAGTGTGTAAGGTGCGCCGCCCACTGTCACATAAACGAAATCACCAGGCTTCAGCTCAGTAGTAAAGCTGGTTCCTGTGCCGGTGACGGTTGCTGAGTTATTAGTTAGAGCAATAGTTCCTGCTGGCATAGTTTTCTCCGGGCAATAAAAAACCCGGCTCAATGGCCGGGTTTTTAAATTTGAGCTGCTGTGCCGGGTGCCTCCCGGTGAACCTTACAGTCGTCGGTCCGCGTCTCGTTTGTATTCAATCTTTCGAGAGAAATAGACTGTCGCCCCACCGCATAGGGGGATTCACAGCAGCAAATGGAATTTAGCTTATTAATATTTAGTCGTAAAGCTATTATGGCTTTTCACAAGTCGAGCTTGTGAAGTTATTGGCGCTTACCCACTTCCAGCCAAATGGGTTACCTGCATAGTACTGCGTCTGATTAGCTTGCTTTCGGACACCGTAAATAGAAACTGTTGTATCCTGCCCGCCAATAATTGCATTTGCAGAGCACTGTTGAGGCGGGAGCGTCTGACATCCTACTAGCACCGAAGTAATAAATAAGAGGAGTATTTTATTCATTTTCTCATCCTTGTTTAGTTCGTAACTTTATACCTATGAACGAAGGATCCATCAAATTTATTTATTATTTATCACGATCAAAATTATCAATACCTCTGCACATTTACAGCTACCAACCGGTTTCGGTAGTTTGTAAGCGTTCCTGTACCGCCTCCTCCCGAATTTGTGTTACCTATGTATCCGCTAGTAATTTGCGTGCTGCTACCGTTGAATCTGGCGCTACTCGCGTATTGCGCCACCACTGGATATACCTGACCACCTACGCTAACCGTTCCTACATAGCTTCCAGTGTAGACCGGTGCTACCGCCCACTCACCGGCCAGGGTGAAGTTAGCGTTTAGTCCTGATCCTGCCTCGGAGCCCTCATCACCCAGTTTCTGGACATCACGCAAAACCTTAGTCTCATTTGTCAAAACACATCGACCTTGAGAATCATTGATTTGGATACCCCATGCGGGCACTGGCTGAAATTGATACCCGAAAATATAAACATATACTGTTCTTGCGGGTCCGGCGCATCTTAGGCTCCAAACCCCGCCAGACAGCTCTAGCGCTTCGCAGGTACTTGAAGTATTACCCTGGGAACCATTGCTATTAGCAAAAATAAACTTGATTGCCCCATCATTGTTAAAAAGATTTACTAATATTCCACTGCCTGAAGCAGACGGAACATTAAGAACTCGCTTTTCTAAAAGTGTCAGCGGCATTGTTTCGCCAATATAAAAAGGAACTCCTGCAGAGTCTGTAAGAATAGCTCCGTACGCCATATCACCTCACGAAAACAAGGATGTTTCCAGGGACGTTAGGAAACGTACCAGACGAATAATCCGAGCTTGATACCTGACTCACTATCATGCTTGATCCGCTTGTGTACATCTTCTTCCTGCCATTACCACTTCTGTCTCCGCTGGGCTGAAATAGATAGTCCAAGGTGTATCCTGAAGGTAATGAAAAGGATTGGTTGTAATTACTCGTAGCATCAATCGTAATAACCCCTAAAGCATTAATTTTAACCAGCCCGGTGTTATTATCGACCCCATTACCATCCCAAGTTCCAAAGCCATATGCCATTAGCTCAATTTCCCCATTCTGACACGAAGAACGCCGCTAGCATCATATACGCTAATTTGATTATTGGTCATGGTCATTCGACCAGAGCTGTCTGACCCGTTATTTTCAAAATTTCCGCCTTTGTCCAGTCTCCATCCAACGGAACCAGATGTATAGTTGTTGGACTGAATAAAGCCACCAATCATGGCATTGGTTATCCATCCCTCACCAATGAACGCCTGATTAATCAGCACCTGACCATCTCTGATGATGAATGGTGAGAACACGTTATTGCCGCTGCCGCTCGCTACTACAAACTGATTAGCATTCACAGCAAACCGAGTGACGACTTCTGTTCCGTTTATGGTTACTGCAACAGACATACCGGCATCGTAATTGGTGCCGCCATACTTGATCCCCGCCTTAAGCGTGTAGATTGCTGAGCCGCCTGACGCATCTGCATATGCTGTCATCTTCTCAGAGATAGCCGCCTGCTGCTGTCCAAACTGAGCCACAACATCTGTGCGCAATTCGGCAACTGATTTTTCAGCGTCCGCCGCCACTTTCTGCGCCTGAAGAATCCCGGCAGAGTTCTCACCGAAGTTAGCCCACTGCTGATCCACGTGGTCATAGTTCGCGAGAATTTCTTCTGCCAGCGCTTTAGGATCGGTGATGATCGGCTCAAGCAGCGCCTGACCGTCTGGTGATTCAATAAACTCCTGGAAAGAATCACCGATCAGGTCGTTGGCATTGGTGTTGCTGGCACCTTCCACAAATCCGGTCCAGTCACCTTTGTTGCCGATTTTGTCAATCAGGCGAGCGCGGTACCAGCGGCGAATGCCAGCAGGCATTGGTCCATGCTGATAGCTGACGCCCGGATACGGAACGTTAGCCAGAAACAGCGGATTCATGCCGTCTGCGGTGGTCGCAACTTCAATCTCAGTATATGCCGTATCACCAGAGCCAGCCGGAAAACCCCATTGTATGTTAATGGCCCATACCACATCTGTTGTCGCGATCAGGCTAACCGGCGTTCCTGGCTTGCCAACCTTGCCAGACAGTGTTGTTGACTGCGCATATCCCCACGGTGATGAAACGTCCACCGCGTTGACCGCACGAACACGCACGTCATAAATACCGGCATAGATGCCAGCGACGGTGAAGCCCTTAGCGCTCTGCTGGCCGACGTTTACCCAGTCGCCGTTATCCTTGCGCCACTGCGCAACGTAGCTGATGGCGTTTGGTACCGAGTCCCACGTCACCTGCATGCAGGCAACGTTTAATCCCTGCTCGACGTAATCAACCTGAGAAATCACCACGTTTTCTGGTTTATTCATGACGCCAGGCGGAGTGATGGTGATCGGCGGCGGGTCGATTTTTACACCGTCATCGATATAGCGGTATTTGTTCGGGTCGTGCTGAACACCGCCAACCGTGAAGGTGCCGTCATCATTGGCGGAAATAGACGTTACACGGAAATACTGAATCGCCAGATTGTCACTATCGATTGCCCATACCGCACCGGCAACAGGCGGCTGGCTATATGTAGTGCTGACACGAACTGTTTTTTTATCCGCGCTGACAGACGCAATTGTTCGTGTCTGCGCCATTCCGTCAGGAAGGTTGAGCACCAGCCGATCACCGGCCGCGTAATCAATTGCCCTGTCCAGAGTGATACTGAGTCCGCTGACCGCGCTGATTCGCCCGCCGTTTTGTTTACCGGCGCGGAAGGCATCCGCCACGCCGATAATTTTAGCCGGCAGCGGAATGAATCCATCCAGACCAACGTTGAAGGAAATAGTGCCGTCTTTAGCGTTGGAGAGAATCGCCCAGCGCCCGCGCCGGTGAGCCTCACTTTGTGAGGTGCAGCCAATCGCGGTAATCTTGCTTTCGTTAACGTCATACCGCTGAACTAAATCAGGCTCATAAACGCCTTCAACCGTATCTGAATAATGGTTTTGAGGATCGGACCAACTCACCTGACAGGAGGTGTAGCGGTTTTTGTAAGAGCCGCCGCCATATGTGAACAGGCCGTCAATAACGTTCGAGCAGTGATAGACGAAATCAACATCATCCTGTGGGACATCAGCGTTCACATAAATCTGGTCGTTGCCCCAGAAGGTAATACCGCGAAATACAGCCGCAATATCCTTTAAAACGGTGTAAGCGTCCTGCTGGCTCTGGATGAACACATTGCAGGTAAAACGCGGCTCAGTGCCACCAGCGCCATCAGAAACCATCTGATCGCAGTACTGCGCGATTGAATACAGCTCCCACTTATCAATCATCGTGGCATCAACACGGTTGCCCATGCCGTAAATCTCATCCAGCACCAGATCGTAAAATATCCACGCCGGGTTGTCCGTCCACGCAAGCTTAAAATCACCCTGCCATGTTCCGCTGTAGGTGCGGCTGATCGGGTCATACGTGGTCGGTACGCGGATCAGTTTGCCTTTCGGCTTACAGGTGATTTTCGGGGCGCTACCATTGAACTGGCTTGAATCCAGCTCGACATACAGTAATGCGGTGTTCGGGTAACGTAATTTGCTGTCGATCACTTCGGCGAATGAAAACACCTTGAAGGCGTTCATCAGCTTTGTAGAGGTTGAATCAGCGGTAATTCTGCGCACGCGGATTGACCAACCGGTCGTGGCTTTAGGCAAATTAATGCGGTGATCGCGCTGATACTCGGATGTGGTTTTACCATCGAACGTGCCGTTCACAACGGGAACGTATGCGCTTCCGTCGGTGGAGAGATCAATAGCGTACTGCGTCACCGTGCCGACCATGTCGCCATTATCTTTGTACAGGTAGTGCAGTGGCAGACTCAGCTTGATACGCACAGCATCGAGAGACAGGTTGCTGAACTGACGAATCCACGGCGCAGTAGTGGACACCTCAACGCCCACGGAAGATTCGTTATCTACCTCCGGCATGCCCTGAATATATGACTGATCCTGCGTTCCCTTGCGAAAATCCCAATACACACCGGTAAAGTTGTAACCGCCGCTGTTATTGGCAAGAGGGGTATCATTGATATAGATTTCCTGCGCGGTCAGGTCGCCCTGAATCTCACCCTCGGAAATCGCCAGAAGCATCTTTAGCTTCGCAACTGAAAGCAGGTCATCCGGCTCTTCTACTGGCGTGTGAGCGCTTCCGCCGCCACCGCCCTTGTATCCCTGAATTACGCGCGCGCCCTGAAGAAGTTGCATATTGCACCCATAAAAAAAGCCACCCGGAGGTGGCTGAATTGCGAGAAGGTTTTACTGCTGGTCGCTTGAGAATATTCCGGCGCTGATGATGGCACCGCCAATTTCACGGCGACCGTAAAGAACCGGAACGGGGTAACCCATCGCAACGGTGTTTACCGGTGCACCAAACGCATAGTTAGGCTGGTTGTCCGTGCTTGATGCCGAACCGATGTTATAGCTGGGCTGTGGCGTTAACATGCTGACTACGCCACCCAGCATCATGCTGATGCCGATACCGGTTAAAATTGTTGTTGCCCCAATCGCACCGGCAGTCATTGCTGCACCCCATGCGGCGAGACTCGCCCCCGCGGTAAAGAATGCAGCCACCAGCGCAATCGCGCCGATAACGATTTGCAGAACGCCCGCCTGCTTACTGCCTTCGATTACCTGGCTCATGCGGTATTCAGTCGCGCCGGTGGACATGTCGAACTCTTCAAGCCCGATGTTTTTACCACCGCTGTAGAAAGCAAAACGCACCCCGTTGAGGTGCGCGTTCGACACGTACTTTTTAAATCCGGGTACCGATGCGCACATTGCCCTGAGCATTTCACGCATGTCAGCCACGTGGAACCGGTGAACCTTGCCAAATTTTTTAGCCAGGCCACCGGAAAGCGTCATTTTCTTAAGCATCAAATAACTCCTTATGGCGTACGATGCGCACGGTCCGATCCCGGTAATATTTGCCGTAGGGAACGCGCGCGGAGAGATTGCCAAAGCCGTGGTGAAGCATAATGTTGTCACCAAGATAAACGGCAGCGTGGTTTGTTACGGGAGCCTGTACTCGCATCATGATGACGTCGCCGGGCTTCATGGTTGCTGGCTCAACTTCAATAAAACCTTCAGCCTGCCAGTTGTCGTCATAGCGACTTTCTTTGCCATCTATCCACCACTCGTAATCGACAGACCAGTTCCCCAGCGTGATGCCATGCGTCTGCTGAAAGTAATCCATTACGAGCGTCCAGCAGTCAGCGTGACCTAGCACCCACTGCCGCCCCGCCAGCTCTCTTTCACCACGCGGCGATATGGTGCAGAAATCACCCTCCGGCCACGACATGATCCCCCACTCAACGCCGGAGTGATCGCACTGGATGCGGTCCATTTCAGAGGGGATGAGCTGCACAACGTCAGGGTGCGAGTGAATTATCATCAGCACGTCGCCCTGCGCTTCCGCCGCCTGCAGGTCATCATCAGCCATCGTGAAGCTTTCAGTTGGCGTGTCTGAAATGTTACGGCAGCGGACATACTCCTGAGCACGCCCAATCTGCACGACGACCCCGCAGGCCTCGCACGGATATTCCGCCTCTACGTGCTCACGTATGGCGTTCATGATTTTTTTACGCATGGTTATTTGCCCTGCAGGTTTGCTGCCGGAAATCCGCCAAAGGAAAGCGCGTTCTCTGCGCCGAAGCGAAGACGACAATCACTCAGCTTCCCGCCACAGACATCAAGTCCGGGGTTGTCGGTTGGCGTGCCGTCTTTGAGGAAGTATTTATTCCCGGCGTAATCGCAGCCGGTGCCGGTTCGGTACCATCCGCGCATGCACCAGGTGCAGACCGGCGTTATTTGACGCGATGGCAACTGCAGGCTTTGAACGTCGAAAGGCGAGCACAATTCAAAATCAACCTGCGCACGGGTTTCCTGAGTTTTAGCGTTTACGTAAAACAGCTGCACGCGCTCGTCGCTGGGGCTGGCGTTTGGGTTCCCGGCGGTCCAGTTTGCCGCGTCCAGATATTTAGCGAGCGTGGTGTGTATTTTCACCTTCGCTTTAACCAAATCTTCAAACTGGAGGCATAGTGCTGTGACGTAGTTCCCGACGTTGCCAACGGAAAGCGTAGGCGTTGGCTGCGATCCGGTGCTCGACAGCTCCATGCCTTTCAGCTCGTAAGGATAAGGATCGTACTGGTTACCCTGCCAGATGATGGCGGGAAGATTTTCCGCAGCAAATGCCGCCCAGCCTTCGGGCGCGATATTGTGCGCGTGAAACCGCAGGATGTTTTCCATCCCGAACGCCGTGCCGTCTATTTCGATGAGCTGAACCAGTTGGCCCGGCTCAAGCTGCTGGATGTCCTGTGTGAAGCTCATATTTCGCCCTTAAAAAAAGGCACCGAAGTGCCTGTTAAGGTTTATGGCTACGGCCCGAAAGCCTGCTCGAAGGTGAACGCAATGTCGCAGAATCCTTTCTTCGGAAAGGTGGGATTAATCGAATCAAATTTGACGCGGTAAAGATTTTTTTCACCCCACGGATTAATCCACCAGAATGACCTGGTCACGTGCTGCTTGAGAAATGCCCGTACCTGCGACATATCTTCAAGCTTACCGTTACAGGACAGAGTCCATGATTCTGCGTCGTTATTAATCCCGTTCTCAGCAATTTGTTCATAACCATCACCGAACTTTGCCTGATAGACCGACTTGTTGATTTGTTCGCTGGCTCCGATGCGAACGCACCAGGTAAACGTATCAATTGCCATGTGGCGTTATCCTTTCCTGTAGAGAAGTCCACCCGGTGACATCTCTTTTCTCAGTCGATCGGTGATGGTCTGCTGGACGATTCCTGTTATCTGCGTTGCGGCTGCGGCTGTGCCGGTAGCCCCGGCCTGTGCCTGACCGTCACCCTGCATGATGGTGACGGGAGCATCAACCTGAATGACCGTATTCCCGTTACCGGTTGCCCGGTTAACGCCCGATGAAAACTGGCGATTTCCCGTCATCTCACCGACATAACCGCCGCTTGCATAACCGCGCATCATGTCGTACAGATTTGCCACGCCGATGCGTTCAGTCGCTTCCTTGGTGAAAACAAACTCACCCTTGTGAACGACGCCAGCCGGATCATGCTTACCGCCGCTGCCGGTATAGCCACCATCTGCATATGCGGTATAGCTTGTCGGCATGCCCATCGCGCCTACGCTGCCGGATGAAGAAGCGCCAGAACTCGCTGCACCTGCTGCGGCACTGCCGAGGCTTCCGGCAAGTGAACCGAAAATCCCGCTCACCGTATTAACCAGCGCCATCTGCAGGGCGACTTTAGCAATCGTCTGAAGCACTGAAACGCCCCAGCTTTTCCAGTCAGCTTTGCTGCCGACCAGCATGGCGGACATATTATCCATCGCGCTATCGAGCGTTGAGGTAACGCCGGAAGATACCGCGCCAGAAACGTTGCTGGCGCTCTCAAGCCAGTTCTCATAGCCTTTCGAAGCACCGTTAAGCCAGCTGGATTCAGAAGCTGCGATCGCCTGATATTTTTTATCTAGCGCATCAAGGGCCTGTTGGCGCGCAGCAATAGCCGCCGAACCTTTATCCGTTTTATCGAACACCCGTTCAACCTGCTGCTGATCGTCGTACCGGCTCCGCTGGCGATCGCTCATGCCTGCGGTGTCGGTAGTCTGCGCGGCCTCATCCCGGTATTTACGGGCGGCATCGGTCAAATCTTTAAGCGCTTCGGTTTGCTCACGCTGTTTCCGTACGTTTTCTTCAGCGCGCTGCGTCCAGGTGGCCAGCTCCGCTGAGTTATCCCGGATGGCTTTGCGTTGGGCTTCCGTCCATTTAGCGCCGGTCTGATGCGACGCCGCGTAGAGTTCAGATGCTTTTTCACCTTCGGTGGCGCGAACCTTCTGCACCTCAATGGCAACGCTGAGGTCGGCCATTTTACGCGCATAGTTTTCTGACTGCTGCGCCGCTGCCCGCTCCTCTTTCCCCTGCTCGCTGACGGCCTTTTTGCCTTCACGCAGAGACTTGTTCAGGTCTTCCTGTTTCTGCCAGGCCTGTACGGTGTTGCTGATGAATTTCTGCCGGGACTCGGTATATTCAGGCGTGTTGGTCAGCCCTGCATCATCAGCGGAATATTCCGCCTGACGCCTGACGCGGTCTGCGCCCGAGAGTCCTGCCAGTTCGTTATCACGCCCCGACTTTTGCAGCAAATCGGCCTGCTTTGACGTCAGCTGAGCCGACGGAATTCGGAAAGGTGCGTTTGCCAGGTTGGTTCGGGTCGCAAGCAGTTCATTGCCGAGCGACAGCAGGCGGTTAAATTCCGTGTGCTGTCCGTTCATCATCAGCAGCGACTGATAAGCCGAGTTTTGCTGAGCGGCCTGCTGCCTGATCAAATCAACGCGGCGGGTTTCAAGCACCTCCAGCACAGACTGAACTTCCTGTGACTTCTCCTGCATCTGGTTAAGTCGGGCCTGCTCGACTGCAAGTTCAGAAGTGGCCTGCTGCATACCGGCAGATACTTCGCTTACGCTGGTCAGATAGTTAATGAGAAAGCCACCGACGGAAGGTCCGGGGCTTGCCATTATCTGCTGATAACCCTGAATCTGGGTTTTAAGCTTATCAACCTTCGCGGCCTGCTCATCGATCAGCCGGTTCTGCTCGGTCATTGACGTGCGGGTTTTGGACTGCGTATCCGAAACTTCAGGCAGGCTCATGCCTGGCGCGGCTTTTCTGACATCATCCAGCGTTTCGATGTATGCGCGCGCTGATTCCCGCGCCTGCTCCTGTCGCTGATACATGGTGTACCAGGCACCGGCACCCAGCATCAGCAGGCCGGGAATGCCGCCAACCAGACCCAGAACGCCGCTGGTAAGCCGCGACCCGACTGATGTAATGCTGTTCAGTCGCTCCTGAGCGGCAGCGCGAGCGTTAACATTACGCGTCAGTACTGCCTGTGTTGCTGCCAGTCGGCGCTCTGCGGCCTCCTGCGTGGCGGTTCCTCTCGCTGCTACTACCGCTTGCTGTGCGCGGTAAACAGCGGCACGAGCACGTGCAGTTGAAATCTGCGTGCCACGAATCTGGGCCTGCGTCAGCGCAACTTCGCTCTTATACGCCGTAACTATACCGGCAGAGGCAGAGATTGCGCCCGACGCCATGCCGCCAAAGAATTTGGCCGCTCCCACCGCGACCAGCGCTCCGGCAACGGTTGCCACCGAATCGATATTTTTGGCCACACCTTCCAGAACGCCAGAAAGTGACGCGGTAACACCGGAAGTCGTATTCGCTTCACCTACCCACTGCTGAAAGGCGTTCTGCACTTTGGTGACCGAGCCTGAGACCGATTCAGGCAGGGATGAGAACTCGCCGCGCAGCTTGTCGAGCTGGCTGGTTAGCGCTGGGACCACCTTATCAATAGTTAGCTGACCCTGATCGGCCATTGCCTTCAGGTCTTTACGGGCCACGCCCATACCGGCTGCAAGCGCACGAATAACGCGATCGCCTGATTCGTTTACGGCGTTAAATTCTTCTCCGCGCAAAACGCCCTGCGCGAGTGCCTGGCTGAACTGCGTAATAACGGAGCTGCTTTCCTCTGCACTTGCCCCGGAAAGCTTCAGGCCGGTAGATACAGCTTCTGTTACTTTCAGTACTTCCTGCGCGCTATAGCCAAATTCGCGCATAGACGCAGCCGAGCGTGAATAAAGGTTGGCGTTGTCATCGAAAGCGGTGCCGGTGCGCTGGCTGATATCCATCAGTGATTTCTGCACGGTGGCAAACTCACTGGTGGACTGCGAAGCCTGCTTGAGTCGCGCGTTAACCGCGTTCCAGTTATCGGCGAGTTCAATCAGGTGACCGGCAGCAAACGCACCGGCGAAAACGCCCGTCATCTCAAGCGCGGTTTCTTTAGTGGAAACCAGCTGCTCGTTCAGCTCCTGAATTGCACGCTGGCTTTCGCGCGCGGCCACAGCGGCACGACGTCCGCCCTGCTCCATCGTCCGGTAATAGTCGGCACCCATTCGTGAGGCACGCGCAATCTCGGACTGGAAAGAACTGGAGTTCGCAGAGATTTTGATAATCAGTTCGCGCAGAGTTGCCATAGTTCACCCTGTAAATCCCGCTGGCGCGGGTAATTAAAGACCTGCCATCCAGACTTCAAGGCCGCTGGTTTCTTTCTCTTCTTCTGCTTCTCCCCACTTCAGCTGCAGATCGCTAATGGTTGTTTTAGCGCCCTGCGAGTTCAGTACAGCAGCGGAAATCTGCGCAGCCTGAATATCACCGCGAAAGTCCCCAATAGGGCTGATGCGGTCATAAGCGATCCACATTTTCAGCTCACTGGCGCTGAGGGTTTCGCGGATTTCTTTGAGGGTTCGCCCCAGACGCAGCGCCAGAGTCATCATGAAGAAAGTCAGCGGCTCTTTTACTTTGCCTCTGCGGTTTCCTGCGATACGCCGAGCTTGAGCGCCTGATTCAGCAGACGGGTGTGCACCGGGCCATAAATTTCGGAAACAATCTGCTGATCTTGATCATTGAAAACAGGTGCACCGCTTTCATCGAGCAGCACGTCAATCAGCATCACGACGTCGGCACTTTTATTGCGGAGAAACGTTTCCTGTGGTGTCAGTTTTGGCGCTTCAACACCTTCAGGTAACTCCAGCCCCATAATTTCGCGAAAGCGCATCCACGCCTCTCCGGACGGCTCACGCAGCATCACTTTTGCGTCATCCCATTCAGGGACGGTAATTATTTTTGAACGAAACCCTGACGATGGAGCAAGCGCCAGAGCGCGTAATGAAGCCGGTGATGCGGTGGTTTTTTCGGTATTCGACATTTCATATTCTCGATGAGCGGGTTATTGCAGAAAAAGAAAAGCGGCCGGAGCCGCTTATGAACCTGAAGCAATTATTGGCTTCGGTTTGCCACGCACGCGCAGCGAGTAGGTAGCACCTACGACTGACGATGTGGCCGCAGACCATGAGCTCTGACGAACTTCAACCAGCACATAAAAACCGTTGCCTGATGCGAAAACAACGCGCAGCGCGCGCAGCTCATCGTTTTCATAGGCGGTTTGCAGTGCCTGCTGAGCCTCTTCATCACCGACCCAGTTGCGCGTAATGCTCATCTCAGCCGGAGCGGCGAGACCGTTGGTTTGCTCCTGTTCAGTGGAGCAAAGCGTGGTAACGTCAATGTCACCTTTCTGACCACCTGTGTAGCTGATCTCTTTTGTGGCACAGGCGGCTTCCAGCCAGCTAACGCTGGCAGTTGGAAAACCGGAGGCCGCAAAATCTTCGGCAGTCACTGGCGCGGCAGAGACGGCAAAGGTCATCCCCTTTGTTACTTCGTATTTGCTGCTCATGTTTTCTCCAGGCGTAAAAAAACCGGCTTATGCCGGTCGTGATTGATGGGGTTGGTTATTGCTGGCTCTGAATTTCCAGCGTGGCACGGTATAAGCCTGTATCCGGCTCGTAGCCGTTTCTCTTTCGCATCTGAGTGAATTTTAGGGGCGACAAATTTTCAACAGCCTGTTCCCGGATGCTTCTGGCCTCATCAGTTGTTGATGCATACACATCAACCTGCAGATTGCCGTCTTCTTCCGCTGGTCCGCATAACGTATCGCCAAATGTTTCGCTTACGATCGTGAATACCACCCACGGCGGTTTCACCGAGGGCTCACCCTCTGCATTGAGCGGGGCCACGTACGGATAAACCTGACCACCAGCAAGCCCACCAATTAGCGGGTAAATATCTGACTCGGTCATTTACTTAGCACCCCATCTATCGCTTTGATCATTTCGGCAAACGCGGCCGCTGCAGCCTCTTCCTGCTTTCTGTCATAAGCAGGTCGTATAAATGGGTGGGCTGGCATTTTTGACGTTCCCTCTTCAACAAATCGCCAGTAAAAGGCGTTATTTGGTGAAGCTGCCTTCATAGAGTTATCGCTGTTACCTGTATTCGGGTTAACGCCACGAATATGAACGCCAGCAACCGCTGTTCCTTGCGCGCCCTTACCGAAGAGAACGACAATATTTCTCTTAAGCTTTCCCGTCAGTTCCGGTGCAGAGTTTTCAACTTCTTCTGCCACCAATTCCGCGCCTGCCCTGACGGCTTGACGTAGCACCTGCCTATTTTCAGCTTTACTCAGTAATTCCAGCTCACGAGAAATTTCGTTAAGCCCTGAGAAGTCGAGATTGGTTGATATCAATTTTCCACTCCCAGTTTGCACAACAGCTCCAACTGGCATGCCTTAGCATCAGGAATTGGCTCGCCGTTAACTTCTAGCACCTTCCCCTTAAATGGACCTGTGATGCAGACCAGCCGGGATGCAGCCGTGACATCCGTTCGAAAACGAATCCAGACCCTGATCGTAGCTTCCGGCTTTTCAGCGCCAGCTGACATCAGCTCACGACCGCTTATCCCTTTGATTTCTGCCCATATCGTCATGCCATCAACCCAGACTTTGTCTGGCTGGCCTGAAGGCAGTCGGATGGTTGAGAAATTCTGGATTTTGACTTTATGGCGTAAGCGTCCAGCCTGCATGCTCACCCTCCTCAAAGCCCATAAATGCGATGTGGTTGAAGAAGCGCTTCCACTGCCAAAGGCACTTCGCTTGCGTTGACGCCAACATTCACGGCTTCACGATTAGCAAACCAGTGTCCAATCAGCAGAAGCATTGCCGTTCTGACATCGTCATCCAGCAACAGTCTGTCTTCATCAGTGTCGAAACCGGGATCGGCATTTGTCTCGTACAGCTTTCTGCGGGTCCACGTTTCAACGTAACGCTTCGCAGCACCGATATAGATGCTCAGCAAAGAATCTTCACTGGTGTCATCTTCATCGATACGGCAGTGAGCCCTGACAGTAATTAATTCAATCATCGCCATTGCTGACACCATCAAAAGCGGCCCGAGGGCCGCTGGGTTACTGATTAGCTGCCTGAACCGGTCAGAGAGCCAAACACGAACGCTTCAGGGCGGTAAACCGCCAGCGCGAGTCGCTCTTCGCAACGAATCGAAATCATGTTCTTTTCGAAATCGTCGGCGTTTTCGGTAGAGATAACAACGTTGGCGTCTTCACGATCAAACAACTGAGCACCGGAGTTAAACGCACCAGTCAGGAACTTGCCGAGGAACTGAGTAGCTTCGGTAGCAACAACTGGCAGGCCCCAAAGTGTTGGTGTGGTCAGCTGAGCCGGGTTAGCCAGAATGTAACGGCCCAGCTCATCTTTGGTCAGTTCAATGCGAGCCCAGTCAGTGAAGTGCAGAACATGACCAGATGCCGGGAAACGAGCCAGCTGAGCCTGAAGCATTGCCAGACGTAGCACGTCAATGCCAGTTTGTTTTTCGACGGCGAATGCCGGATTGAAAGCGACTGCCTGCGGGATGATACCTTTCAGGTGCGCACCGGTACCGTCACCAAAAAGAATCTCCTGCTCTTCCACATATTTCAGACCGTAACGCATCTCTGCATCAACGGTTGATTGAAGCTGAGCAAAATCATCCAGAATCTGTTTGGACGCTTTGAACATGTGGGCGATGGTGCGAACAGGTGTGGTTTCTTCAGCGAATTCGATCTCACTGTAAGGTTTGGTCGTATTTTCAGCCACAACACTGGCGTTATTGGTAAAACCAGTCTGTTTTACATAGTAAATCGTGTTCGACTGGGTGCGGCCCGGTGCAATCAGGTCGCGAATAAACAGGCGCTGTTTTGGCGTCTGATCAATACCCGGCAGGCGCGTGGGAGGGATAATCTGGCCGGGTACGTCAACGCTGGTCAATTCGGCCTTGACCGGAATGCTCATGCGCTTGCCGCCTTCCATGCTGGAGCGAATATCTTTCATTACTTCGGCTGAAATCAACTGCTGGCCAACGGACTGAATAATGTCCTTAGCAGCATTGATATTCATACCGGCAACATGTTGCTCCAGCTCACCCACTGAAGACTGAATGGTTTTCATGGCCTCGTTAAGGGCATTGTGTTCGGTAGCAATCTTATCGACGGCCGCTTTAGTTTCAACAGACAGCTGACCAGAATTTTGCGCCTCTTTGAGGGCATCTTCAGCCTTTTTACTGAAGTCAGCGGATACCTTTTCAAGCTTGGCTGACACATTCTTCAGGAGCTCATTTACATCAGACATTTTCTTTCCTTATTCGCCGAGCGAAGCCAGCGCAGATTTGAGGGAGTTGATAACTTCAGGATTTACTTCATCGACAGCGCCCGGCTTGTCGTCTTTTTCGGGGGTAGCGCCCGGCATACCTCCCAAAGCTTTCAGGTGCTTCCGGCGTTCAGAACGGGGCATTCCACCCTTTGCCAGATAAGCATCAATTTTGCGTATCGCTGCCGCAGGACTCTCTTCATCGCTGGTCAGTTCATCCGACGAAAGCAACGCATCAGCGAGACCTTTCTCAATCGAGTCACTGCCACCAATAAAGGACTCTTTGTCCATAAGTGACTGCACATCAGTAACAGACATCCCTGACCGCGCGGCGTAAATGTCAGCCATCGCCTTATCGAAAGGCTCCAGATAATCCGCGTACTCGCGGAAATCATTGCGGTTTCCTGCTGCGACAATCCACGCGTTATGGATCATGAGGAAAGCACCCCGACCGATCTGGACCTCATCACCCGCCATCGCGATGATCGACGCCGCTGAAGCAGCCAGGCCGAGAACCTTAACCGTGACCTTCCCCTGGTATTCGCGAAGCAGGTTATAGATCGCGAGACCTTCAAACATATCGCCGCCAGGCGAGTTGATATGCACCGTCACATCCCCGCCACCCAGAGAGCGCAGAGCGGCGGAAATGCGGTTAGCACTGACGCCATCACCCCACCAGTCTTCACCGATCACATCAAAAATGGTGATGGTGTTTTCACCTGACTGTGAAGCGGCTCGAATGCTGCCATCCCAGCGCTCAATTGCTGCGGCGGGTAAATCACGTTTTCCGGACGCAAAAAGCCGCCCCTCCGGCGCTGCCGGAAGGTTTTTCAACTTCTTCATTGTTTCTCCTAAGCCGCCCGTTTAAGCGGTGACTGTTCCGGTGGAATGTCCGGGAAAAGGAAAGCGTGGAGCTTCATTATATTGCTGGCCTGCGCACCAATATTGTCCGTGCCAAGCTGGTTTAGTGGCGTCAGATTCAACTGCACAGTGTAAATATCGCCACCATCAATCGGAGGCAGGTTTTCAAGGCGACGAACGTCATTGCGTGACATCCAGCCATTTTGCAGAGCACTGGTGTAATAGGCGGATCGACCTGCGCTGTCAGCACGAAGCAGGCCTTCAACAGAAAATTCGGCAAACACATCGTCATCACCGTCCAGCAGGCAACGCGCTATCTCCTGTTCAATATTTACCAGCATCGGTCGGAGTGTATGAGTAAGAAACTGCATATTCATACCTTCAAGACTTGATGCCCAGCTGCTTTGCTTGTCAGCGTGACCTACCATAAAAGGAGGTACACGATAAAAGCGGCAGATTTCTTCTATGCTAAAAGATCGGCTTTCCAGCATCTGAGCATCTTCGGGATTCATTGTGACACCCTGATACTTCATGCCCCCTTCCAGCACCATCAGCTTTCCGGCATTTTTAGAACCAGTAAATCTGGCGAGGTAACTGCGAAGCCGCTCACGCTGTCCCTCATCCAGAGACTGCTCAGCAGAGAGAAATCCGGAGGACTGCAGGCCGTTTTCAAATATTTTTGCAGCTGATTGTTCAACCGACATAGCTGAGCCAATAACATCCCGGCCAGTCATCATCGGCATCAGCCCGCATACCCCGTCAAGACCAAAACCACGAATGTGCATTAAGTTCTTGACTGGAATAACTCGCTTAGTCTTTCCATCTGTATAAGTGTATTCCAGCGAACCGCTATCAAGACGCTTTACAACCATGTTTTGCGGCAACAACGGAATTAACGAGACAAGTTTTTGACCAATAAATTTCTTTTCTACGAATGCGTTTCCACGCAGGCAAATACTGGCAACCACCATCAACATAAACCGCGATGGCGTCATTTCGGCATTAGGACGTCGGCACAAAACAGCGTATGCAGGATGATTTTTTGCAGGTTTTCGTGAACCATCCTCCTGACGTTCATATATTTTCAGTGGCAGGGTTGATACAGACTCACTGAGAAGTCGAACGCATGCCCATACAGCAGAGAGTCGCATTGCTTTATCGGCTGTGACTACCTGACCGCTACTGCTGGTACCAAACCATTCTTCCCAAAAGGTTCCTGTAGTCAGTCCGATTGGTACGCCCAACCAGTTCAGCAAGGCGCTTTTCACTTTGCCGGGCTGTTTATTCGCTTTCATCAGACACCTATCATAATTGGGTTTTCTAAGAATCCTGTCAGGTCCATGCCATCATTTCCGCCATTGACCAGCATTCGGCTTTTCGCTGTAAACAGCGCTACCGGCCCGTCAATTTTGTTTTCAGGCGTAGACTTATTCGGGAATATATTGTCGTTTTTATCTGGCTTAACCGTAACGTTAGACATCATCCAGGTCATGACTGGGTTTTCATCATGATGGAATTTGTTGCCGTAAATCTCAGCCTGAACCGACTTCATCGATTCGGAGAGGTTTTTAACTGTCTGAGCTACCTCCACCATAGGTAATCCCTCTTCAGCCAGCGCCAGGCTGAACTGCACCGCACTCCACGGGTCGAAAGCAATTTCCTTTACGTTCTCACCTTTAACCCAGTCGACGATGTCAGCCTTGATCATGGCGTGGTCAATGACGTCACCATCGGTCAGTTCGAGATACCCGGCGGCTGACCACTTTTTATAAAGTTCAGCAATATGCGCAGGTGCTGTTTCAAGCCTGCCCTCAGGCAACCAGAATCGCGGCTCCGAGTGTGTCTCACCGGACGGATCACGCCACGTTTTGACGGCCGCGCAGATATCGATTTTGTTGGCAAGGTCGACACCAACCCACATCGGCCACTTTTTACGCTCCGCATCTGATGCAATGCCCGGCATCCTCGCCCAACGGTCCATGTCCATCCAGGCGCTTTCGGCTGTTACCCATATGTTCAGGTGCTTGGTGAAGAAGTTAGGACGTGCAGCAACCTGCTCTTTTGCCTTTTTTGCAAGCCGGCGCATATCATCCCAGCGCTTGCAGACGCCGAGACCGGGGTTAGCTTTGGGCCAGTTAGCCTCATCAAAGGGATCGTCTTCTTCATCCAGCGTGTAAATGACAGCAAAGTAAGTGTCATCGTCCACCACGCCACGCAAAACCTTTATGGCATAGTCACGCTGCTCAAAGCAGATGCCCTCTTTGTTAGTACCCGCCGTAGTGATGGCGAATAGCAGAGACTGAAGACGCGCACCGGTAGCGGTCTCAAGTACATCCCACACATCACGGGTTCGGTGGGCATGCAGCTCATCAACAATGCCGCAGTGGATGTTCAGGCCGTCGAGGTTGTTTGCGTCACTGGAAAGCGGCTCAAACTTTGAGGCTGTCCGTTCCTGATGGATGTTCAGCTTCACGTGACCAAAGAGACGACCGAGCGTGCGGGGCGCTTTCTTGATCATGTTCTTGGCATCATCGAAAACTATACGGGCCTGATCGCGGGTTGTGGCCGCTGAGTAAACCTCTGCGCCGCCCTCACCATCAGCCCCGGTCATATACAGTCCGATGCCTGATGAAACTGTCGATTTAGCGTTTTTACGCGCCACTTCGTTATAGGCAGTGCGGAACCGGCGTACCATCACCGGATCGCCATCATCATCCAGCACCTGTTCGCCGCTTAATTCATCAATTAGCGGGATGGTGAAGCCAAAAAGGTTTATCAGGATAAAGATGTGCCAGGGCATCAGCTCAATCGGCTTGCCCGCCAGAGCACCCTTAACGTGCGGAACGAAGTTATAGAAGTCGAGAATGTGCTGAGCGCGGTCCTCACTGAAGTAGATACCGCGTTCCGGCCCGTGTTCTAAATCATTGAGGAATCGCTGACACGCCAGGCGCACCAGTTCGCCAGCAACGATCTCGCCAGCCAGCACGCTTTCGGCGTACTGAATACCAGCCTGAACAGTTGCCATTCATCATTTGCGCTTTTTAAGAAATTCATCCAGAGGGTCGACTTCAGCAGCGCCTTTAGCACCAACCTTGGTACGGCTGGCAGGCGTCATGCCAAATTCACCGAGCATTGCCCGAATACGTTTCCACGCATCAGCTTTCATCACTGCTGCGGGGTGAGGTTTGATCATCCTGATTTCTCTGTCCTTGCCTTCATCCGGCTCTTCTTCGCTGAAAACGGCGTAGGTATAGCCTTCCCGATCCAGAGTATCGCAGTGATGGCGGTACTCAGTGTAAGCCTCAACCAGCAACTCAAGCGCTCGCGCATCCAGTTGCGTGATAACCCCAATCGCGTCCAGTTCGTCGGCAATGCGTTTGAACCAGTACTTCCCCTGCTTATCAAAATGCTTGGGAATTGGGGGGACCCCTGAAGGGGGTTTTGGCTCATTTTTATTTAATGCCCGTTTTGATGGGTTCCCCTTCACCAAAGCCAGATGTGTCGGGGTTTTCGGCGGTCCTGGCATAATCGAAAACTCCTATTAATGCTTGGTGGGGTAACCCCAAAAAAAAGTTTTCTAACCTGCGGCGGTGTGAAAAAAGGTTAGGCGGCGGTCCTTTGGGGCCAAACCCCTGAACTTTTGACCCGCCCCACCCTCAATTGATAATGATTATCAATTACAAAGAAATAGTTGCAATTGCAATCAATTTCATGAGAATGATTATCACTTGAGCCTTTCGCGCGCGGTTTTGCTCTTGTGACAAGGCCAGCAGAGGGCTTCAAGGTTCGAATCGTCATCGGTACCCCCATGAGCCTTAGCTTTGATGTGGTCAACAGTCTTTGCCGCTGATGCCCGACCAATCCTCATGCATTGCTGGCACAGATGTTTGTCACGCTTCAGAATTCTTGCTCGTCTGATATCCCATTCACTGCCATAACCACGCTGATGGCGGCTATTTCCATTCTGGTGTTGCTGCCATCCTTCGTTGATATGATCGGCACAGTAACCTGAACGGTCAGTTGTCGTCTTAGCGCAGCCATGCTTGCGGCATGCTCTTGGTATTCGTTGTGGCATCGTTAAACCTGCACACGAATGGTATTCTCTACCTGCTCATCCTTCATGTAAAAGCTCGCTATAAGCGTGGGCAAGTCAGTGCCATTGCTTTTAATTTTGGTACATACCTGCTGCTCAAGCAGCTCACCATCTACCGCGATACCGAAGCCTTTGAATAGATCGCCACGATAAATCTTTGCGAGTTGAATCTTCTTCATATTGATAATCTCCATGCGCGACGACGCTCGGTGCGCGGTGTGTTGTCGGGGTGGCGCTCGACCGTTGATACATCAGCATGGTCAGCGAGTGAATAACATGGATACACCACTGAACCACCGCATGCATCACCAACGGCATAGTCAGCAGGTGATCCGTGATTCCAGCGAGTTAACACGCGCTCCAACTTACTGGCGGGCACGCTGTAACAGACGCCGTGAATAAGCCGGTTCATCGTGATGTAATCGCTCTGCCGCTTGTCGGCGTCGATCAGCTTTGTTGCTATCTCAAGCTGATACTGCGGCGGCCTGCCGGTACCCAGATAAAAGCTAATCAGGTCATCAGGGAAACGCGCCAGCCAGTCAGTCACTTTGTCAGTGAAGCCCGACACAGGCAGCGCATCATCTTCCATAATCACTACCCGGCAATCCTGAGTGAATGCCCAGTGTAATGCGCGCAAATGATTGGCGTTGGCACCCTTCGATTCGCGATCAACAAAGATTTGGTAATTAGGTAGGTTATCGGCAAGTGATACCGCCATGTCGAAGCGCGACTCGTGCGCCACAATGGCAAACTTTACTTGTGTTTCCACCAGGCAAACTCCTTACCCATACCCTCAGATTTGAAAACGGTATGGACTAGCGGTCCAGTCACCAGCCTGTCAGCATAACGACGCGCGACAATGCCGAAAGCGATCATGTCACCCACGGCAGCAGCTGCTTTCTCTTTCTGCCAGAAGCGCAGCGATTCGATCTGGTAATACAAGCGGACGATGCCGTGAGCAATTGCCATCACATCAGCGCGGGAGCCACCGAGCAACCCAGCGTTGAGCATCACATCATGTTGATGATCAGCGAGGAACGACTGATAAATTGCTTCGGGGTGGTTCTGTTTAGCCCACGCATCAGCGTATGTCTTTGGCTCTGATCCAACGTAAATCTTGCCCTGCTCCATCTCTGCCCACGGCTCACGCAGCATCTCAACGTCTGTGCCATCAGTGCACCATACGAAGTGATATTCAGGGTGATCGCGAAGTTGTTGCCAGATATGCAGCCAGCGCCGGAAATAAACGTTCATCTTCACATCAGGAACGGTCACAGTGCTTACACCAACACGCACTGAACTGATGGAGTCGGTCAGCACAACCGCATGGTTGCCTTTAACTGACGATGCCCACTTATCAAGCAGCTCAAGTGATGCAATCATTTTACTGCCGCGCTGCGGGTCCGGCTGGCTTGTCAATAACGTAGTAATCACCACGTTCTTCTTCTGCCGGTACTCCGCATAACCGGTGTAACCATCATCGCGGCGTTTGTTGTGAATGGTGACGTTACGTTTAACCTGCGCGTCGCGGTCAGGCTTTGGTACTGATCGCTCTACCGCCTCATGTTCATCAAGCGAATAAATAAGCTTTTCCGAACCAACCACATCAGCAAACGCCCAACTCGTTAGCCCCGCATTGTGGATGCGCAGCGCCAGATCGGAGTGCTCATACATTCCACGTTCATAAATGGAGTCGAAGCCACCAACTTTTTCAATCGCGCTGCGGTGGTAATACAGCATCACACCGCGCTGGCCGGTGTAAGCTACATGCTTACCGTCACGGTAGAGCACGGCAATATCATTCAGCTTCTTGCCGGTAGCGAAGTCCTGAAATTGATACGCCAAATGTATCTCAGGTGATTCGATGTATGGCTGCTCCCATCCACCAGCTATGGGCCATGCGTCATCGTCCCACAAAAAGAGATGCTCACAGCCAGCATTAATAAGTGCTTCAAGGCTGGTATTCTTCGCTGCAACGATACCGCGTGACATGTCACTGCGAACCAGTTTCACGCCATCAGGCACGGTCACCGGTTTGGATGACCCGTCATCAACGACAACCACCAGCGCACCACTTGGAAGAAATTTAATCTGATGCTCAATGGCTCTTGATAAAACGTCATGTCTGTTATGAGTAGTAATAGCGATGCCAATGCTTAATGTGCGATCAGAAACCGGCGCATAGGTAACGCCATCAATCACAACTTCCATGATTAAGATTACCTTGTTCAAAGAAACGTCGATTTACTTCACTGTAAAACTACTTAATTATGCTAATGCTTCACCAACATAATTAAGGAGAATCTTATGAGCTACACGCAAGCAGAAAAAATTCAAATGCTTCTTCTATGCGATATTCATGAAGCGCTGGGCATCAAAAATAGCTACGACGCCAGCTTGATAAGGTATGCAGTTGAAACTGAAAACCAATGGGCTATTAATTGGGAATATGATTCGATGTCATCTAATGAAGAAACACCAGAGCATGTTAAGCATGTTTGTGATGTTCTGGAAATGTATGACATGCTTCAGTTTACGTATGATCATCTTACCCCTGAAGATCAACAGCAGCTGGCTAATGATGTTCCTTATTTCGACCCAAATCACTCTGTTACTTTCCCTGGATTTGATGGAAATAATGAGGGTCGGTTAATGAGCGTGGCTAATATGCTTGTGAAAATGGGAAGGTTTAAACGTCAAGATATCACCAAAAATTCCCACTGCCCTACATACGAATCGTCGGAAAGAATGCTGGCGGTTTACTTGCCTGCTCGTCCAAATTTCCAACATCAGCGCGGTATCACTTATGACGCTTTGAGAGATACGCTGAAAGCCAAATTCCACCCCTGACTTTCCTAAAGCATGCCCGGTTCTCGCCGGGCTTCCAGCGTCATAACAGTTCACAGCGTGGCTAAACGTTATCCCTTGCTGGAGGATTCGAAGCCTGGCAGGCCAATAAAAATCTTGCTGCTGGAGTTATATTTGAACCTTCGTAATTATTAGGAGTTTCAAATGTCTTCAACAGAACTTCAGATTGCATCAACTGCTGTGGGTCTTTTCGGTACATTATTGATGTTTTTCAACAGCTACTCGCTGATGCCTTACGAGTCAGCGATGTTTGGGAGCGATGAAGTCACTGAACACGACCGTCTTATCGAACAAAAAAACAAGAAGATGCTATTAAAACAAAGGATCGGCGTTGGCCTTCTAACGTTCAGCTTCATGCTGCAGTTGGTGTCATACGCTCTTTGATTCTTAACATTATCGGGCGCTCTCACAAATGCGCCCTATCATGATCACTTCTGACACTGATCTTTGATGTACTGCTGCAATCCGGCTATTTGCTTTCCGGCTGTTTCAATTCGCTCTCTGAGGGTGAAATAATCCCGTTGAGCGGAGTCAGTAAGTCGGGGGCTGGCTGCATCATCCATGCTGGCGGTGCCGGTGGTGTTGCCCGCTGGGCATTTGGCGTTGATGCGCAGCCCACACTTGCCAGAACTAACACACTGCTGAAGAGCATCAAGCTTCGCTTTAGCATCTGCTAATTCCTTCGTGTATTTCGCATCGAGTGCAGCCACGTCACGCTGGCGCACTTTCATATCGCTAATAATGTCATCAGCGAGTTTCAGCGCCTCTTTGGCGTTGTCTCGCTGAGCTTTGTAATCAATGGCGTTGCCACGGTAATAAAGCGCCAGGCAGACCGATAACAAGCCTGCGGCAACGACCACAACCATCGCGATGATTAATGCCTTCGCTCTAAATGTCACCCGGCCCACCTGCTAAGCAAAGAGAACGCTCCATATCGCGGCGGTTCTGTAATCCCCTCCACTTCATTCCACCTGCATAAACCCAGCGGCGCATCTCTTCACATGCACCAACCTGATCGCCAGCATTAAGCCTTTTGAGCAGCGTTGATTTTGAAAATGCGGAGGTGCCTACGTTGTAGGTGAAGCTATACAGTGACGCTCGCTGATATTCGCCAAGAGGAACTTTAACCAGACTATCAACAACGCGTTTAACCGGCTGAAGGTCATTCCACATCAGGCGGTCGCATTCGCGATCGGTATATTTCTTCCCTTTAACGATGTCGTTACCGGTATGACCATCACAAACGGTCCAGACGCCGGCTACATCCTTATAGGCCTCATATACGCGGCCCTCGACCCCATCTTTCCCGCCAATAAACAGTGAAGCAATAATCATTGACCCGCCGCCCGCTGCGGCAATCAACTTGTTACGCAGACTGGCTGACATAGCCATAGTTATTCCTCGCCAAGCTTATCGGTTGGAATGTATCCGCGCTGCTCTAAGGCTCTTATCTGAGCCAGAGATACTTTGCGCTTAAAATACGCGTTGATGGCAAACGTCATCAGCGCAAGCACGATACCGGCGATAACACCGACCGCACTCCATTCATCTGGACTCAGTCGCGTTAATACGCCGTTAGCCACAGCTGAACCAGCTGCACCGTATGCCGCTCCTGATGCTAGTTTGCTCATATGGTTGATACTCAT